GTGACCCAGCCCGCCGCCGCCGAGGCCGTCGCCGGCCACCCGTTCATCCACATCGAGCAGCGGCCCGACCCCGACGACCCGGCCGGCTTCCAGCTCGACGTCAAGGCCGGCGACGGCATCAACAGCACCGACCACCTCGTGACCTTGCTGCTGCTGGTCGTCGAGAACATCACCGGCGTCAGCCCCGAGCTGTACGCCAAGGAAATCGACATCACGCGGCGGCTGGCCCGAGGCGGTCCGCTCTTCCCGCCCAACCTCGACCACGACGAGAGCTGACCCGTCCGGCCCGGGGTGCACGCGCGCCCCGGGCCCCAACCCGAGGAGACGACCATGACCACCGCCCTGCCCTGCCGGTACTGCATCGCCAACTGGGCCGAGACCGGCAGCCGCGTCGACCCCACCCGACCCGCCATCGTCCCCGACGTCGACGACTGCACCATGACCCACCGCGACGACCCCCGCGTCTACGACCTCGCCGCCGCCATGGCCCGGGTCATGCAGGACCGCAACCCGACCGACGAGCAGATCAGCTACTTCCTCGGCGACGCCGACGACGTGGTCGACGACTTCGACCCGACGCCCGAACGGTGGCGAGTCCGGAAGCTGCCGGAGAGCGCCAACGACCACGAGCAGGGCATCGAGATCCGGCTCCGGATCAACGACGTCACCTACGTGGCGCTGGAAGGCGGCAAGGACAGCCGGGGCAGCGTGGTCAAGCTGTCGACCTTCCGGTCGTGGTGACGAACCCGATACCTGCCACTAAGCGGTTAGATCAACTAGCCCGCACCCTGCATCGTGATAACTGACATTCTCACGAACCAGAAAGGATGATCCACGTGACCGAGCAAGGCTCGCCCACCGTCCGTCCGGGCCAGATCTGGGAGGACAACGACTACCGAGCCAAGGGGCGAACGCTCCGCGTCGACGCCGTGGACGACACCCACGCGGAGTGCACCGTCCTCACCGACCGCACCACTGCGACCTACCGCCACCCCGGCGGCTACGTCCACCAGCTCGGCTCGACCGCGACGGTCGGCCGGAAGACCCGGATCGCGCGGCGCCGCTTCCGTCCCACCAGCACCGGCTACCGGCTCGTGCAGGACGTGCAGCCGTGACCGACCTGACGCCCGTCGACCGGGCACCCGCCACCCGCGACACCGAGGTGTCCGCCAGCACCTGGGCGCTCATCGACGAGGCCACCCCCGCCACCACCCGCCGCGCGTACCGCGACGAGTGGACCCGCTTCACCCGGTGGTGCAATGCCCAGCAGCGCACCGCGCTGCCCGCCACCGCCGAGACGCTCGCCGAGTACGCCGGGCACCTCGCCGGCCGCGACCTCGCCCCGTCGTCCATCGGCAAGGCGCTGGCCGCCATCACCAAGGCCCACGTCACCGCCGGACACGGCGAGCCCGACCGGCGCGGCGCCCGCGAAGTCCTCCGCGGCTACCGCAAGCGCCACGTCCAAACCGGCGGCAAGACCAAGCGCGCCCCCGCTCTCACTCTCACCGCACTGCGCGCCATGGTCGCCACCCTCGACCCCGACACCCTCACCGGCGTCCGCGACCGGGCCGTCATCGTCCTCGGCTTCGCCATGGGCGCCCGCCGCTCCGAGCTGGCCGCCCTGGACCTGGCCGACCTGGAGCCGCACGCCGAGGGCCTGCAGGTGACCGTCCGCATCTCCAAGACCGACAAGGAGGGGCGGGGCCGGTTCGTCGCCGTGCCGTACGGGTCCAATCTCGCCACCTGCCCGGTGCGGGCCGTCGAGCAGTGGCGCACCGCGCTGGCCCACCACGGCCGGGCCGAGGGCCCGCTGTTCCTGCGCATCGACCGCCACGGCCGGCTCGGGCACGTCGCCACCGGCCGCGGCGACGCCACCGGCCGCATCACCGGCGAGACGGTCGCCGCGATCATCCGCCGCGCCGCTGTCGCCGCCGGCCTCGACGCCGCCAGCGCGTTCTCCGGCCACTCCCTGCGGCGCGGGTTCGCCACCGCCGCGTACGCCGCACCCGACGCCGACCTGGTCCGCATCGCCCGCCACGGCGGATGGAAGGAAGGCTCGGCCGCGCTGTTCGGCTACCTCGAAGAGGTCGATCGGTGGCGGAAGAACCCCGCCGCCGGCATCGGCCTGTGACCAGCACCCCGCTCGACCAGTGAGGGAGAATCGGACCGTGGACGACCTCGTGACCTGGCTGCGCGCCCAGATCGACGACCGCGAGCGGGTCGTCAGGGCTGCCAAGGAGATCCGCAAGCCGTACTACTTCGAGTTCATCGACGAGGCCGCCCAGCCTTTCGTGGACCTGATGCTCGACCCCGACCGCGAGCTCGCCGAACTCGACGCCAAGCGGCGCGTTCTCGACCTCTACGAGGAGCTGAACGAGCCACACCTCTACGAGGCGATCCGCCTGCTCGCCCTGCCGCACGCCGACCGGCCCGGCTACCGCGAGGAGTGGCGGCCGTGACCCACGCCCGTCACTGCGCGCACTGCGGCTCCGCGCTCGCCGCCGGCCGCTGCCCCGGCACCGAGCCGCTCCTGACCCACGACGGCCTGGAGTACGGCACCGCCGCGCAGATCGCCCACCGCCTCGGCGAAGACGTCGACGCCGCCCTCGTCCGCCGCTGGGCCTACCGGTCCCGCCGACCCCGCGGCAAGCTGACCGGGGCACTACCCGGCCACCACCTGCCCGGCCGAGGCAGAGGCGTCACCTGGTACCAGCTCGGCCACGCCACCCGGGTGGAGATGCTCACCCGCACCAGCACCGTGGGTCTCAGGCGGGGCGAGTTGACGCCGGTTGCCTGAGCGAGCGATCATTCTTGTCACATCCACTCCGTAGGCGGAGTGTGCCCACAGCCCGGTAGGTCGACCACTCAGGTCCCGCCGGGCTGTCGCGTATCCCAGACCATCCTCGGGGCGGGGTAGAGCGGGCCGGTCGCTGTGGTGGCCGGCCGGCCCGCTACCACCGCAGCGGAGGTGACCATGCCGCGCGCACTGAAGGTCTGCTCCACGCCAGGCTGCCCCAACCTCACACCACGCGGCCGATGCGGCACGCACACACGCGAGGCAGACCAGCAGCGAGGCAGCAGCGCCCAACGCGGCTACGGACCCAGCTGGGCCCGGCGCCGCGCCAACTACCTCCGACGCCACCCCGCGTGCCGGCTCTGCCCCGCACCGGCCACCGTCGCCGACCACCACCCCGTCAGCCGCCGCGACCTCGTCGCCCAGGGCGTCACCGACCCCGACGCCGACCACCGGCTCCGCCCGCTGTGCGCCTCGTGTCACGGGCGGGAGACGGCGAAGCACCAGCCGGGTGGGTTCAACCTGCGCTGAAAGGTAGGCCGTGGGAGCCATCAAGAACGCGATCCTCGCCGAGCTGCCCGACCCCGCCGAAGTGCACCTCTGGCGCGACGGCGAACGCCTCGCCCAGGCCCTGCACGAGACACAGACCCGCATCGCCGTCGAACGGTACCTACTCCCACGGATCCGACCCTGGGACGAGCTACCCGCCGCCGTGAAGGCCTGCCGGGTCGCCGCCTGCGTCGAGCTACTCGAACGCGGCATCATCGCCGGCCCGCTACCGAGCGCCTGACCGGCCAGCACAGACAGCCTGCGGAGTAGCTACCGCAGGTAGGAAGCCCCACATCTCCCGGTGTGGGGCTTCCGCATTTCCGGGAGGACACGATGCGAACCCGAGCCGACTCACCCACCAAGACCTGCACCGCCCCCGGCTGCAACGGGGCACTGCGCGCCCGAGGGCTGTGCTCCACGCACTACAACCAGCGTCACCAGCCCAACCGGCACGCCAGCCACACCGTGGCCTGCACGGTCTGCGGCACCGAGGTGCAGCGCCCCACCAAGGCCAGGCGCCGCCCTACCTGCTCGGTCGCCTGCCGCACGCTGCTTCAACACGGCGCGAGCAGCGGCATGACGGGGACCTACGACTGGGCCAGAGACGCCGCCATCCGCGCTCGACGCGCAGGTGCCACGGTCATCGAGGTGTTCGACCGCAGCGAGGTGTTCGTCCGCGACCAGTGGATCTGCCAGCTGTGCGGCCTGCCCACCGACGTCACGGCGTCGCCGTTCGACCCGTCGAGTCCGACCGTCGATCACATCGTGCCGCTGTCCAAGGGCGGCGAGCACACGCTAGCGAACACGCAGTGTAGTCACCTCGGGTGCAACTCTTCGAAGTCGGATCACGCAGCGTGACGGAGGTGGGGGGCCGCCCCCAGGGGGCCCACCAGCCAATACCGCCGGGAAGGTGGCTCGCTGTCCGGACCCCTGAGTTCTCCCACGGCCCCGATCGGAGGTGACCTAGCGTGACGAAGGCTCCGGCCGGCCTGGGTGCCGGCGGTCGGCAGTTGTGGCGATCGATCGCCGACGAATACGAGCTGGACGCCGTACAGCAGGTGCAGTTGCTGGAGGCGTGCCGGGCGAAGGACCGCCTCGACAAGCTCGACAGCCTGCTGCGGGGCGACGTGACTTCGTGGGCGCGGCTGACGCACCGGCTCCAGACCGAGGACTACGAGCTGAAGATCGACGCGGCGCTGACGCAGGCGAACACGACGGCGAACCTGATGAAGCAGCTGCTGGCGGCGTTGCGGCTGCCGGACCCGAAGACGGGCAAGCGACCGCAGTACCGGGGCGCCCGGGGTGCGCAGGCCCCGTCGGTGCCGGGAGGCAAGGGCCGGGGCACGGTGACTGCGCTGGACAAGTTCCGTGAGGCGTCCGGAGGCTGACTGCTCGGAGGGGTGTCTAGCCGGTAGACTTATCGCATGTGTTCCGTGGCGGATTGCAGTGGGTCAGTGATCGCTCGCGGCTACTGCCGCAAGCACTACCAGCGCTTCCGTAAGCACGGAGATGCGGCGGTAACCCGACGGCCCCGCGATCGGGTCTGCTCGGTCGATGGGTGCGGCGGCAAGCACGAGAGCATCGGCTATTGCCAGCGCCACCTTTCCCGAGTCAGGCGACACGGCGCGCCGGGACCTGCGGAGCCGATGCGCCGTCGGCGGCCCGACCGGACTGTCTCGCCGCGCGACGGCTACGTGCGCGTGCGGATGCCCGACCATCACCGCGCCGACAAGTCCGGCATGGTGCTGGAGCACGTGGTTGTCCTTGAGCAGAAGCTTGGACGTCACATCCGCTGGGACCTTGGAGAGCAGGTCCACCACGTCAACGGCGTCAAGGACGACAACCGCCCGGAGAACCTGGAGCTGTGGGTCACCAGTCAGCCTCGGGGCCAGCGTCCAGCCGACCTCGTTGAGTGGGCACGCGAGATTCTGACCCGCTACGAATCTGAGGTGTGAGGTGAACGATGCCCTTCCGACCTCTGTGGGAAGGGCAGCCCTGCTCCCTTGGATTCGGGGTGGCGGACTGGATCGAAAGGTACTGCTGCCACGGTCCCGGCGACATCGCTGGCGAGCCGATCGACATGGACGCGGAGTGGCTGAAGTTCCTGGTTGAGTGCTACCGCATCGATCCGGTCACCGGCCGTCGCATCTACGACGAGGCGGTCCTGTCGCGGCCGAAGGGCCGGGCGAAGTCGGAGCTGGCCGGCTGGGTTGGTGTCGCCGAGATGCTCTCCGATCAGGTGCGCTTCAGCCACTGGGATGAGCGAGGGCAGCCGGTCGGACGGGCCGTCAGGACGCCTCTCGGGAAGTGCCTTGCCACGGAAGAATCCCAGGCGGGCAATACCTTCGAGGTCATCGCCTTCATCTGCGGCGAGTGGGGTAAGGACACCCACCCCGAGATCTACGAGGCCATCTCCGGTGCCCGGAACTACCAGTCGGCGACGGCCCTGTACCTGCCGCACGGCGGTGAGATTCGGGCGTGCACGTCGGGGTCGGCGTCGAAGGACGGCGGCAAGGAAACGTGGGTGTGTGCGGACGAGACGCACCTGTACGTGCTGCGCGAGCTGAAGAGCATGTACGGCACGGTCAGCCGGAACCTGGGCAAGCGGGATCAGCCGTGGTTGATGCAGACGTCGACGGCGTACCGGCCGGGCGAGCAGAGCGTTTTCGAGGACACCTTGACCGCGTGGCGCAAGGGTGAGCTGTCGCCGTCGGTGTTGATGGATCACCGGGAGGCGAAGGGCCGTATCGACCTCGATGACGAGGCCCACACGAAGACCCAGTTGCGGCAGGTGTACGGCGAGGCGGCCGGGTGGCTGGACCTGGACCGGATCTACCGGAACATGCGGGACCCGCGGATCTGCAGGGACGAGGCGGAAGCGGCCCGGTACTACCTGAACCGGCCGTTGTCGACGAAGGACGCCTGGATTCCGCTGGACGTGGTGGAGCGGCAGGCCCGGCCGGAGGCGGTGGCCGCCGGCGAGGCGATCGCCCTGGGGTTCGACGGGTCGCTGCGTGATGACGCGACGGTCCTGATCGGTTCGCGGATGTCCGACGGGTTCTTGTTCCCGGTGGGGATCTGGGCGAAGCCGGCCGGCCCGGAGGGCAACTGGTGGGAGGTGCCCCGCTCGGACGTGCTCGCCGCGGTGCGGGAGGCGTTCGGCCGGTACAAGGTCAGCAGGTTGTACGCCGACCCGCATGAGTGGCGCTCCGACATCGACACGCTGTCGGAGCAGCTCGGCGCGGAGCGGGTGATCTCGTGGGAGACGCGCCGGGACGTGCAGATGGCGGCGGCGCTGGACCGGCTGCGCACGGACCTGGTCAACGGTGTGGCCTGGCATTCGGGCGACGCGGTGTTCGTGGAGCACTTCGGTAACGCGTACGTGCGCCGCAAGGGCGGGCATCGGCTGGTGCGCAAGGAGCACGACCAGTCGAACCGGAAGATCGACAGCGTGGTGGGCGCGGCGCTGGCGTACGAGGCCCGCGCCGATGCGCTGGCCGCCGGCTGGTCGGCCGAGCCCGAGGACAACCGGGTGATCGTGTTCCGCTGAGCGAGGAGGGTCCGTGGCGTTGACCGACGACGAGCGGGCCACGCTCGGCCGGATGGAGCTGGAGTTGCTGCGGGCGCAGCGGCGCAACCGCAGGCTGGACGCGTACTACAACGGCGAGCAGCGACTGGAGCAGCTCGGCCTGGCGGTGCCGCCGGAGTTGCAGCGGTTCCTGACGATCGTGGCGTGGCCGGGAACGTACGCGGACGCCATCGAGGAGCGCATCGACCTGGAGGGGTTCCGCCTGCCGGGCGCCACGGACGCCGACGAGGACCTGTGGCGGATCTGGCAGGCCAACGGCCTCGACGAGGAGTCGCAGCTGGCGCACCTCGATGCGTTGGTGCTGGGTCGCAGCTTCATCACGGTCGGCTCGGGTGATGACACCCCGGACGCCCCGTCGGCGGAGGACGGCGACGCGGACCGGGATCCGGCGGTGCCGCTGGTGACGGTGGAGTCGGCGAACGAGGTCACGGTGGAGCGGGACCCGCGTACCCGGCGGGTGGTGGCGGCGGCGAAGGTGTATCAGGACGGGCCGACGCGGCGGGCGACGCTGTACCTGCCGGATCAGACGGTGTGGTTGGAGCGGGAGTCGGCGCGCTGGTCGGAGCAGGACCGCGACGTGCACGACATGGGCGTGGTGCCGGTGGTGCCGATCACGAACCGGCCGCGGTTGGCCCGGCGGGAGGGTCGTAGCCAGTTCGAGCGGGTGATCGGGCTGACGGACGCGGCGGCCCGCGCGGTCACGAACGCGCAGCTGGCCACGGAGATCATGGCGATTCCGCAGCGGTACGTGCTGGGGGCGAGCAAGGGCGACTTCGTCGACAGCGACGGCAAGCAGCTCACCGCGTGGGAGGCGTACTTCGGCGCGATCTGGGCGCTGGCGAACAAGGACGCGAAGGTCGGCAGCTTCTCGGCTGCTGATCTGGCGAACTTCAAGACGATCGTGGACCACTACGCGTCGTTGGTGGCCGGCCTGACCGGGCTGCCGATGCGGTACCTGGGCCAGAGCACCACCAACCCGCCGTCGGCGGAGGGCATCCGCGCCGACGAGAGCCGGATCATCAAGACCTGCGAGCGGTTCGCGCGATCGACGGGCGGATCGTGGGAGCTGGCGATGCGGATCGTGCGCCGGATCATCGACGGGGACTGGGATCCGCGCCTGGCGCAGATGGAGACGCTGTGGCGGGACCCGGCGACGCCGACGAAGGCACAGCAGGCCGACGCGGCAGTGAAGCTGGTCCAGGCGGGCATCCTGCCGGTGGAGGCGGCGTGGGAGGACATGGGCTACTCGGCGGTGCGCCGGGGGAAGCTGGCGGCGATGCGGGCCGCTGAGCGGTCCGCCGACCCGATTCTGGAGATCGCGCGGGGCCTGCCGGCGCAGCAGGCGTCTGGTGAGCCGGTGCCGGCTGATGTCGGCAGCTGAGGTCGCCCAGGATCACGCGTCGGCGCGGCGCCGGCTGGCCCTGGTCGCCGCCGACGAAGCGGCCCGGCAGTGGGCGCGGGTGGATCCGGGGCGGATCGCGGCGTCGTGGCTGGAGCTGCTGCCGCGGCTTCTGGTGCTGCTTACGGGGGCGCAGCAGTCGGTGGCGGGCCGGGCGGACGGCTACCTCGACGAGGTCCTCGCCGAGCAGCGGGTGTCGGCGCGGGCCGAGGGCCGGGTGTCGGCGGCGGCGCTGGCTGGGGTGGCGTCGGACGGCCGGGATCTGGCGGACTTGCTGTATCAGCCGGCGATCAGTGCCCTGGTGGGCATCAAGCGGGGCGCGACGGTCGACGAGGCTCTGGCCGGCGGTGGGGCGTCGCTGGACATGCTGGTGCGGACGCAGGTGGCGGACGCGGGCCGGGTAGCGGATCAGGTGGCGTTGGTGGCCCGGCCGCAGGCGACCGGGTATGTGCGGATGCTGGTGGGCAAGTCGTGCTCGCGGTGCGCGATCCTCGCCGGGAGGAGGTACGGGTGGTCGGCTGGGTTTCAGCGCCACCCGCGCTGCCTGCCTGCCGGGGTGGTGGTGTCAGGCCCTGCCACCCTCGCTGCCACGAGGAGGTGGTACCAGGGGGAACTGGTTGTCCTGACCACTGCCAGCGGCCAGGAGTTGCCCATCACCGGAAATCACCCGGTACTGACCGACCGTGGGTGGCTGCCGGCCAACTTCATCGAGGAAGGCGACCACGTAGTCCGCAGCACCTTCGCCCAAGGCGCTTCGGCCCTCACGGTTCCAGACGAAGACCAGGTGCCATCCCGCGTTGAGGATCTGTGGCGTCCGGGTGGAGTGATGCCTCTTCTCCAGATGCCAACCGCCGCCGAGGACTTCCACGGCGACGGGGGCCACGGCGACGTCGACGTTGTACTTACCGATCGCCTGCTGCGCGACCGGCGCGAGGCCGCGCTGTCGCAGCATGTCCTCCATGAGCTGGTCGCCGGCGGAGTGGTTGGAGCGCCGTTCCTGCCGCTGCCGGGCCCGCGCAATCATGAACTCTTCGGTGTAGCGCCGACGGCCGTCTGCTCCCACATACGTCGGCTCGGCTACCAGCTTGCTGCGGGGCTTGCTGGCCTTGCTGGGCATCGACTTGGTGGATGGTCGCCATGCGTCTCGGGCTCTCTGGGACTGAGCGCGGCGCTGCTCAGGGGTCATCTTCGAGGCGCGGACCTTGCCGGCTTGCGAGTGGCTCCGGATGCTGACGCCGAGGATATCCAGTCGGCGGCGGATGACGTTTCGGCTGACGCCGTAGCGGGCGCTGAGGCTCAGTTCGCTCTCACCGGTGGCGTAGGCGGCGGCGATCTCGGCGTCGGGAAGGCTCATCTCGCGGCGAGGTGGGATGCCCCGGCGGGTCCGCTCACGGTGGAGAGTCGTAGCGCTTATGCCGAGAGTGGTCAGGATTTGCTGCTGAGGCTCGCCGGCCAGGTAGAGCTGGATCGCGTTGTCGAGCGTCGCAGAGTCGAGTGGAGCGGCCACGTCTACAACCTCACTTCCGTGGAGGGGTGGTACTCGGCCAACGGGCTCATCGTATCGAACTGCGACTGCGTCCACATTCCGGCCCGAGAGGACTCGGCCGACGACCTGCGCACCGACCCGAAGAAGTACTTCGCCAGCCTGTCTGCCGCCGAGCAGGATCGCCTGTTCACCGTGGGGGGCGCTGAGGCGATCCGGGCCGGCGCGGACATCGCGCAGGTGGTGAACGCCCGCAAGGGCATGTACGAGGCCGGCGGCAGGCAGTTCACGCGGACGGGCACCCGGAGGCGGAAGCGGCCCCGGTTGATGCCGGAGCAGATCCTGCGGGAGGCCGGCGGTGACCGCGCGGAGGCGCTGCGGCTGCTGAAGCTGCACAACTACCTGCGCTGAGACGTTCCCCGCCGTGAGGGCGGGGCGATGCAAGGAGAGCGCCGCGATGGCGGACAACGGCGAGGCGACCGAGAGGGCCGCCGACACCACCACCGACACCAACGAGCAGCCCGGCGGCGAGAGGCCGCAGGAGGTGCCCCCGGAGGTGAAGCGGGCCCTGAGCAAGGCCAACAAGGAGGCGGAGACGCTCCGGCTGAAGCTCAAGGAGTACGAGGACCGCGACAAGACCGAGGCGGAGAAGGCCGCCGAACGGTTGACCGCCGCCGAGCAGCGCGCCGAGCAGGCGGAGCTGCGGGCGCTGCGCCTGGAGGTGGCCGGCGAGAAGGGCCTGACGCCGGCGCAGGCGAAGCGCCTCGTCGGGGCCACCCGCGAGGAGCTGGAGGCGGACGCCGACGACATCCTCGCGACGTTCCCGGCCGGCTCGGCCGCGCCGGAGCGCCGGATCCCGCGGCCGGACCCGTCGCAGGGCGCCCGCGGCGGCAAGCCCCTGTCGGGGGCCGAGGCGGGCCGGGCAGAGGCGCAAAAGCGGTTCGGTACGAAGCCGGCCGCCACCTGACGAGACCAGAGAGGGACCATCCATGACCGACATCTCGGTGGCGACGGTCAACTACCAGGTCGACAAGCGTGCGTGGCTGCTCAGCCCGCATGGCACCGATCCGGGGACCACGCCCAGCATCACCCTGGACATCTCGGCGTTCACGCCGGCCGTCCACTACCCGAACGGCTACATCCCGTCCGGGACGCCGCTCGGGCGGATCACCGCCACCGGGCTGTACGGTCCGTACAGCGTCACCGACGAGGTGCAGACGATCACGCAGGGCGGCTCCGGGCTGACGTCGTACACGCTGACCTACTCGGGGCAGACGACCGCGTCCATCGCCCAGGCCGCGACCGCCGCGCAGGTTCAGGCCGCGCTGGAGGCGCTGTCGAACATCGGAGCGGGCAACGTGCTGGTCACCGGCTCGCCGGGCGGCCCGTACACCGTCACCTTCCAGGGTGCGCTGGCGGACACGAACGTGGCCCAGATGACCTCCACCCCGACCGGCGGCACGGGCACCGTCACCGTCGCCACCACGACCGGTGGTGGAACGGAGGGCACCGGCGGCCTGGAGGTCGCGGCCGGGCTGCTGTTCGCGGCGACGAAGGTCCCGAACACCGCCGACACCAGCAAGGACGTCGGCGCGGCGATGCTCGTGCACGGCTTCGTGAAGCTGTCGAAGCTGCCGTTCACCCTCGACGCGAACGGCCAGGCCGACCTCAAGCTCATCCACTTCGTGGCCTGACCGGAAGGATCATCATGGCTATCGTTTTCGACGGTCCGGTCACGCCGGACGCGCTGAGCGCCTTCGTGCGTGAGGTGCCGACCCCGGCCGATCAGGTGCTGAACCAGATCCTGCCGGACCGCTACTTCGACCGGAACACCATCGACCTGGCGGAGATCACCCGCACGAACCGGGCGGCCCGGTTCCGGGCGTGGGACGGCCGGCTGCACGTGTCTGAGCGGGACGCGGCGGTGACGAAGCAGGTGAAGCTGCCGCCGCTGTCGACGTCGCTGAGCATGGGGGAGCTGGAGCGCCTCCAGCTGGAGTTCGCCCGGTCGGGCGGTGGGAACACGGCGGCGATCGTGGCCGCGACCTACAACGACGCCACGAACCTCACCCGCGAGGTGCAGACCCGGATGGAGCAGGCCCGCGGGGACGTGCTCACCGACGGGAAGTTCACCCTGGCAGGCGAGGGTGGCCTGTTCATGGAGGCCGACTACGGCGTCCCGGCCAACCACTTCGTGGCGCCCGGCGTGCCGTGGTCGACGGTGGCGTCGGCGACGATCGTGGCGAACGAGACCGCCTGGGTGACGATCTACGTGGCGACGAACGGGTTCCGGCCGGGCGGTCAGATCGTGTCGACCGACGTGCTGAACTACATGCTCCAGAACGCGGAGATCCGCACCCTGGCGTCGTCGCTGGCCGGTTCGCCTGGCCTGGTCACCCGGCCGGCCCTGGACGCGGCCCTGAACGCGTTCGGGCTGCCGCCGATCGTGATGGTGTACGACTCCCTGGTCGACGTGGACGGGACGCCGACGCGGGTGCTGCCGAACGACCGGGTCATCTTCGTGCCGCCGAACGTGCAGAACCTGGGGTACACGGCGTGGGGGCCGACGGCCACGGCGCTGGAGCTGGTGAACTCGAACGTGGCGGAGATGTCGTTCGAGCAGGCCCCGGGGATCGTCGCGGTGGTGGAGAAGGTGGGCCCGCCGTACCGGGAGTTCATCTTCGTCGACGCCTGCGGCATGCCGGTGCTGGAGCAGCCGAAGCAGCTCATGATCGCGGACGTGTTCTGATGGGCGCCCTGCGGCTGAGCGCCTTCGTGCACGTGCTGGAGATGGTCACCGACGATCAGGGCAAGCAGTCGCCCGGCCGGTCCGGCGTGTTCGGCCCGGGTGACTCGCTGCCGGACTGGGCGGTGGCGGCGATCAGCAACCCGGACGTGTGGGACGGCGACCCGCCGCCCCGGCCGGAGCGGACTTCGGGGGGTGAGTCCCGGGAGCAGAAGCGGGCCCGCCTGCTGGCGCAGCTCGCCGAGCTGGACGGCGACGAGCCGGGTGGGAACGGCCCCGACGGCGACCAGGGCCAGCGCGGCGACGGGCCGCCGCCGAAGGGCGGTCCGGGTTCGGACGCCGAGGCGTGGCGGGCGTACGCGGCCAGCAAGCACGTCGAGGTGCCTGCGGATGCGAAGCGGCCGGCGATCATCGCCGCTCTCGACGCGGCGGGCGTCCCGACCGAGTGAGTCTCCGGCCGGTCTGGGATGCCACGGCCCAGGCCGGCCGGTCCAGCCATGCGACCTGGAGGTGAGCGGTGGCCACCCTGTTCGAGCTGACCCAGCTCGCCTCGTACATGCAGCAGGACCTCGATCAGGCGTCGGCGGAGCTGGCCAGGGCGCTGACGACGGCGCTGATCCGCGCCGAGGTCGGGGCGGCCCGCTACGACGCGATGACGGACCTGAGCCCGTTCCTGCCGGTCGCTCTGGACGTCGCCCGCCGGATCATGGACCCGAACAAGGGCAAGCGATCCACGACCCGGCAGATCGACGACTACAGCGAGACGGACAGCTTCGTCACGGAGGTGCCCAGCGCGCCGGAGTTGACTGAGTCCGAGGCCGGGCGGGTGCGTAAGGCGGCGGGTATCGCCTCGTCGGCGGCGTTCACGATCCGCCCGGCGGGTACGCCGGTGCGGCAATGCGGGAGGTGGTGACGGTGTCGAACGGGTACTTCACAGGGCTGGCTGAAGGGCTGATGGACGGGTCGATCGACCTGGACACGGCCAGCGTCAAGGTGTCCCTCGTGCGCGGCTACACCTTCAGCGCCGCGCACCGGACCGTCAGCGATGTGACCGGGGCCGGGGGCGCGATCAACGGCACCAGCGCGGCCCTGACGGGCAAGACGGTGACGGGCGGCGTGTTCGACGCCGACGACACGACGATCTCGGCGACCGCCTCGGCCAGCAACCACGGCCTGCTGCTGTTCCAGGCGAGCGCGTCAACCGGCGGCGCGGACGTGGCGGCCAGCTCGCAGCGCCTGATCGCCTGGTACGACACGGGCACGGGCCTGCCGATCCAGCCGGGCACGGGCACGGTCACGGTGACGTGGCCCGCGAGTTCGCCGCGCATCCTGAAGGTGGGCTGACCATGGCCATCCCGATCATTCGGTCGCTGACGGCGACCCCTGACACGCTCCAGCCCGGTCAGGCCGCGCAGGTGGTCATGGACGCGTTCGACCCGGACGCCCGCACGGTGACCGTGCAGGCCCGGGTCACGGACGCGGCTGGCAGCGAGGCGACGGCGACGACGGTCCTCACCGTCGGGGATCCGCTGCGCTTCGAGCTGACCTGCGACGACCCGTCAGTGACGATCGTGCCGGACCCGGCCGCGCCGGGCCGCTTCTCGGTCCGGGTCTGATGGGCACCCGCCCGGTCGTCCTGACCGCGCGGGTCACCGATGCGGCCGGGCACACGGCGACCGCGTCGACCGTGCTGGCCGTGGGGCAGCCGGCGCTGCTGGGCTGGTCGCCGCCGAACTCCACGGCCGGGGACCTGTCGGCGATGCTGGCGAGGTTCCCGTCTCCGCCGCTGGTGCGCCTGTATTCGCCGGCGGGTGCCGGCCTGGCGTCGTGGTCGGGTTCGCTGCTCACCTGCGCGCCGAGGGACGCGACGCTGGTCTACAGCTTCAAGGACCGGCCAGCGACGCTGGACGTCGCCGGGTGGTTGTCGGCGAGGCCGGCAGCGTGGACCGCCCCGATCTACCTGTGCTGGGCGCACGAACCGGAGCAGGGCCCGTCGGCGGGTGATCCGACGCCGGTCGAGTTCCAGCAGGGCTGGCGGGACCTGGCCGCCGCGCTGGCGGGGCACCGGCGGCGGCGGGAGGTGCGTCTGCTGCCGGTGTTCACCGAGTACGCGGCCCGCCGGTCGAGTACGTGGTGGGCCGACTTCGGGCAGGTCGCGGCGTTGCCGGGCGTGGACGCGGTGGGCTTCGACATCTACGACACCGGCTACCCCGCCTACCGGTCGCCGGTCGAGCGCAACGACTTCGCCCTGTCGACCGCCCGCCGGGTGGGCAAGTCGCTGGTGGTCGCCGAGTGGGGTATCGCCCGCAAGGCGTCGGACCCGGACGGCACGCAGTGCGCGCGGGCGATGCGCGACAACATGACCTACCTGCGCCGGCAGCCGGACGTGGACGCCGTGTCCTGGTTCTACCGGGGCGACTGCAACCTCGACGCGAGGACCCCGGAGCGGCAGGCGTTCGTCGACCTGATGGGCTGAGGGGGTTGCCGTGGCCGTGTCGTTCGTCGGCTTCGCGCCGCCCGGCACCAGCGGCTCGGCGACGTTGACGAGCTTCCCCACGGCGCTGCCGGCCGGCTGGGCTGCCGGTGACGTGGCGGTGCTCGTCGCGCACCTGTCGGGCAGCGCGCTGACGATCAGCACTCCGGCGGGGTGGGCGCTGCTGGCGGGCCCGACGTGGCCGGCGCAGGAGGGCTCGGCGTCGCGGGCGTACGCCTGGTCTCGTGTGCTTCAGGCGGGCGACACCGCGCCGACGCTGACCAACTCGGGCAGCGTGACGGGCGGCTGGTCCTGCACCGCCTACCGGGGTGCGTCCGGTGTGGTCCAGGCCGCAGTAGCGACCGCCTCCAGTACCTCGGTGACGCTGCCGACGCTGCCCGGCGTGGGTGCCGGGTCGGCGCTGGCGGTGGGCGTGCACTGCCGGGTGACGTCGGGCACGATCCCGACGAACCTGACTCACGACGGCGCGTACCTCGAGGTGGTCGACACGGCGACAAGCCGGGCCACGAGCAACGCCAACGTCAGGCTCGGGTCCGCGTACCGGCTGGTCGGCTCGGCCGGCAGCTACGGCGGCGAGCAGGTCGCCTCGGACGTGACCGGCTCGATGATCGCGGTCCTAGTGGAGCTGGGCGCGGCGTCGTCGGATTCCACGACCGCCCCGGACGGGATCAGCGTGCCAGCGGCCGTCGGCGATCCGGCGGCGTCCTGGTCGACGACCAGCGACCCGGACGGCATCACCGTGCCGGCCGAGCTGGGGGCTCCAGCGGCGTCGTGGGCGACCGAGTCGGTCCCGGTGGGCGTGCAGGTGGCCGTGGCCCTCGGCGACCCGTCAGCGGCGTGGTCGGGTGGCGCGGGCCCGGATGGGCTGGCGGTGCCGGTCGCGGTCGGCGGTCCCGGCGCGGTGTGGTCGGTGGACGCTTCGCCAACCGGCGTGGTCGTGCCGGTGGATTTGGGCGACCCGGCGGCCGGCTGGTCGGTCGAGGCGGTGCCGGATGGCGTCGAGGTGCCGGTGGCCGTGGGCGCGCCGGCTGTGTCGACGCCGGGGCAGCGGGTGGTGCGGCCGTACTCCGGCACGGTGGCCCGGCCTGGCCCGGGTGTGGTGGCCCGGCCGAGCGCCGGTGTGGTGGTCCGACCGTAGAGGGGGTGGCGCGTGCTGGAGGCGGTGCTGGCCCAGGGTAGGGCCGCGGCCGAGAGGTTGATGGCAGATCAGTGTCTGATCCGGCGGGCGACCGGCGAGGGCTCGGACGACGACGGCAACGTGGTGAAGACGTACGAGGACCTGTACGCCGGGAAGTGTCGGGTGCAGCAGACCAGCGCGCAGGCCGCGCAGGAGGACGTCGGCGAGGACTTCCAGTTGATGCTGCGCCTGGAGGTGCACCTGCCGATGTCGGTGACGGGCCTGGAGGCGGGCGACGAGGTGACGATCACCGCGTCGGCGCACGACCCGGACCTGCCCGGCCGCACGTTCCTCGTCAGGGACCTGTTCCACAAGACCCACGCGACCGCCCGGCGGGTCGGCGTCACGGAGCGGACGAGCTGATGGGCGAGAAGATCGAAACCCGCGAGCTGCATCTACTGGCGGTTGACCTCGACGAGGCGGCAGCGGCGGCCCCGGGCGAGGTGCGGAAGGTTGTCCAGAAGGGCGCGCTGAACATCAAGACGGACTGGCGGCGGCGCTGGACGGGCCACCCGCACGCGCCCCGGCTGCCGTACGCGGTCACCTACGATACGCGGGAGACGCCGACCGGCTCGTCGGCGGAGATCGGCCCGGACAAGGAGAAGACGCAGGGGGCGTTGGGCAACCTGTTCGAGTTCGGCTCGGTCAACAACGCGCCGATCCCCGGCGGCATCCCGGCGGCGGAGGCGGAGAAGCCGCGCTTCGAGAAGGCGCTGGAGGACTTGGCGGTGCGGCTGCTGGAGGACCGGCCGTGATCCGGGCGCACTGCGACGCGGTCCTGGGGATGCTTCAGGCCGCCCCAGGCTCGCTGCGGGTGCTGGATGGGGCGGTGCCGGCCGGCACGGTTCCGCCGTACGTGCTGGTGTACTTCGCCGACGCCGACCCGGAGCTGACCGACAGCGCGCCGATGGATGGGACCTCGGAGCGGTTCGTGCTGCGGGTGTACGCGCACTCGGTCGGCGGCAACGCGGCGGCGGCCAGGGCGCTCGGCGAGCGGGTCCGTACCGCGCTGCTGGACCAGGTGCCGACGGTGGCCGGGCGGGTGTGCTGGCCGATCCGCCGCGAAGAGGGTCAGCTGCCGCAGCGGGACGAGTCCACCGGTGTGCTGGTCATGGACCGCATCGACGTTTACAGGCTGGAGAGCGTGCCGGCCTAGCGGCGGGTGCGGTGCAGCAGCGTCAGCACCCCGTAGGTCACGCCGCCCACGACGAGCAGGACGACGAGCTGCGTCTGGACGGGCAGGTCGGTGCCGCCGCACAGGCAGGCGATGAGCGCCCCGGCGATGACGGCCCACATGATCCGGTTGCCGGTGTATCCGAGGCTCCACCGCGATTCGTGCTGATCACTCATGCGGCGCACCGTAGCGGGCGCGCGCAGCCCACCCACGCCCGGAGACGGGATCACGACACACAGAGAGGGGTGCGCCGATGGCGCTGCTCACCGCAACCTCGGTCACCGGCGCGGCGACGAACGTCGGCTCGGCGGCCATGTCCACGTCCGACACGGTGTCCGCGTCGGACATCGGCGTCAACGGCGCGCTGCTCCAGGTGATCAACGGCGGCGGCTCGCCGATCAACGTCACCCTGACCGACCCGGGCACGACCCGGGTGGGGAACGCGGGCACGGCCGTCGCCCAGGCGGTGCCGGCCGGCAGCGACCGGTGGTTCCGGCTCAGCCCGGGCCACGTGAACCCGAGCACGGGGGTGGCGACGGTGACGCTGTCGTCGGCCACCTCGGTGACGTACAAGCTGATCCGCTGCTGAGAGGGCGAGCGATGCCGAAGACGAAGTACTGGATGACCGACGGGTACGGCACCGCCGCCCTGGTCGAGGGGGCCGAGGAGCGGGACCGGTGGCTGCCGCTGGGCTGGCGGGTCGTGGACGGCCCGGAGCAGCCGAGCGGGGTGACCCACGTGTGGCTGCGCCACGAGGAGCACAACGGCCGGCAGCGGTTCGCGGCCGGCGCGGTGGAGCTGTGGCAGGCGAAGGGCTGGCACCCCAGCGACCCGCCGCCGCCGACGAGCCCGTTCAACGCCGACCAGCCCGCCGACGTGGTGATCGGCCCGGCGGCGATCCAGACCGAGACGACCGAGACGGCCCCGACCGTGAAGACCAAGGAGAAGTAGGCGATGGCGAACATCCCCGCAGACGGCAAGACCCGGGCCGACTGGGTGCCGGCCATCGCGAACATCAACGCGCCGACGACCACCGAGCTGAACGCGGGTATCCGGGTCAGCCAGTGGACCACCAGCGACGGGCTGGTCGGGTTCCGCCCCGAGACGGCCGACGTGCCCACCAGCGGCCTGGAGGACACGTTCGACACGAACACGAACGGCCGCCGGTCCTACAGCGGGACGATGCTGCGTTTCAGGAAGCAGTCCGGCTCGGACGTGGTGTACACGACCATGACGCCAGACGCGGAGGGGTTCATCGTGATCCGCCGGTCGATGCCAGCGGCGACCGCGTACGCGTCGGGTCAGCCGGTGCAGGTGTACCCGGTGATCTGCTGTGAGACGGCCTGGATCGACCCGGAGCCGAACACGGTCGAAAGGTTCGAGGTCCCGCTGAAGATGACGGACCAGCCGTCCCTGCGCGCCGCCGTCGCCTGATCGGACCCCTGATCGCGGGGGCGGGCCACCTGGCCCGGCCCGCCCCCGCTCCACGTCCAGGGCCAGGACGAAGGGCCAGGACATGAGCATCAAGGACCGCATCCGACGCGCGAAGGCCGCCCCCGGGGGGACCGTCACCAAGCCCATCAAGGTGTGGCTCGCCCCGAACATGGGGCTGGTCGAGCGATACCAGCAGGCCGTGGCCGACCTGGAGTCGGCGGAGTCGGCCGACTCCCCGCCCCCGGGTGACTCGCTGGAGGGCGGGTCTTCGGTGGTCGAGCTGCGCGCGCGGGTCGACCAGCTGCGGGCGGAGCTCGACGAGTACGCCCTGGAGCTGACGGTGCGGGCGCTGTCGGACGACGAGTGGCAGCGTCTGGTCGACGACCACCCGCCGCGCCGCAAGACGGAGACCAGCGAGGGCGACCCGCGTGACGCGGAGTACGGCTGGAACACCACGACGTTCCCCGGCGCCCTGCTGCGGGCTGGCACGGTCGCTCCGGACCTCGACGACGAGGACTGGGCGATGCTGCTCGGCAGCGACGGGCAGCCGGGCGTGTTGACGCACCCGCAGGTGCAGGAGGCTGCCGGCGCGGTGGCCGGCCTGACGCGGTTCCGGCTGGACATCCCTTTCTCGTAGGCCGCATCCGCGCCGACCCAGGGCTGCGGGAGCGGTTGGAGGCGGCGGAGCGGCGGGGCATCAGCCTGAAGCGGCTGGGTGGCTGGGAGCCGGTGACGGTCACCGAGTACGAGTACGACGGCGACGGTCGGCTGGTACGCAACTGGTCGCAGCCGGAGAGCGAGTGGGACCAGCGTGAGCAGGCGTGGGTGGCGGCTCTGGCCGCGTACCGGGCTGAGCTGTGCCCGTGTGGCTGCGGGCAGCGGTACGCCGATGTGACCTCCGACGAGGAGACGGGCCCACAGTTCGTGGCGTCGCGGGTGGTGTGCCGGGCCCGGCTGGCGCTGCTGGAGGCGCAGAAGGCGGCGGAGACGCAGGACGTCGTCGGTGGCGCCCGGCTGTGGCACGTCCAGATGCAGAAGGGGTGAGCCGTGGCGAAGCGTCCTGTTCCGGTGGTGCTGGTGATCGACCTCAGGCGCTACGCCGAGGCGCTCAAGGATCCGCGGCGGCCGAAGGCGGAGGGCTGACGCATGGCGCTGCGCACGGTCGGCGTGAAGCTGGTAGCCGACATCGCCCAGTACTCGACCAAGATGCGGCAGGCCGGCAAGGACACCCGGGACCTGCTGGGCGAGATGGACAAGGCGGCCCGCGCCGGGAAGCTGGATCAGGTCGCCGATCAGGCGGGGCTGATGGGTGCCGGCCTGCTCGGCGCGGCGGCGATCAGCGCGAAGTTCGCGATGGACTTCGAGAAGCAGATGAGCGCCGTGCAGGCGGCGACGAAGGCCAGCAGCGCGGACATGGAGCGGCTGCGGCAGGCTGCCCTCCAGGCCGGCAAGGACACCAGCTTCAGCGCCACGGAGGCGGCGCAGGGCGTCGAGGAGCTGGCCAAGGCAGGCGTCAGCACCACGGCGATCCTGACGGGCGGCCTGCGGGGCGCTCTGGACCTCGCGGCGGCCGGCAACCTGGACGTGGCCGAGGCGGCGGAGACCGCGGCGTCGGCGGTGACCCAGTTCAAGCTGTCCGGGGCTGACGTCCCGCACGTCGCCGACCTGCTCGCCGCCGCCGCCGGCAAAGCCCAGGGCAGCGTCCACGACATGGGCATGGCCCTGAACCAGGCCGGGCTCGTCTCCGCGCAGACCGGCCTGAGCATCGAGGAGACCACGGGCGGCCTGGCGGCGTTCGCCGCCGCCGGCCTCACCGGTTCCGACGCGGGCACCAGCTTCAAGCAGATGCTGCTGATGCTCCAGGCCCCGTCCGGGTCCACCAAGGACCTGATGGATGAGCTGGGCATCTCCCTGTACGACGCGTCGGGCAACGCGAAGGGACTCGCGCAGTTCGCCGGTGAGCTGCGGGCGAAGATGCAGTCGCTGACGCCCGAGGTGCGGGCCAACGCCATGGCGACGATCTTCGGCTCTGACGCGGTGCGGGGTGCGTCGATCCTGTACGAGCAGGGCGCCGACGGCATCCAAGCGTGGATCGACAAGGTCAACGACGCGGGGTTCGCCTCCGAGACCGCCGCGATGCGCACGGACAACCTTGCCGGCGACATCGAGCGGCTGAAGGGCTCCCTGGAGACCCTCGCAATCGAGTCGGCGTCCGGGCCCAACAGCGGGGTGCGGGTGCTGGTGCAGACCCTCGACAGCCTTGTCGGGGAGCTGTCTGACCTGCCGCCAGCGGTGGGCAGCACCCTGGTCGTGATGGCGGCGCTGGGCGGGGCGACGACCCTGCTCGGGGCCGGTTGGGTGCGGGCGCGCCGGGCGAACGCGGAGTTCCGCGCGGAGCTGGAGGCGACCGGCCCGGCGGGTACGCGGGCTGCTCGGGGTCTGGAGGTGGCCAGCAAGTGGGCGGGCCGCGCCACCGTCGCGTTCGCCGCCCTTCAGGTGACCGGGGCCATCGTCAGCAAGACGGTCGGGGAGCTGAACCCGCAGGTCGATGCGATGTCGCAGGGCCTGGAGGAGTGGGGCGCGTCGGGCAAGCTCGCGGGCGAGTCGGCCCGGGTCCTCGGCACCGATATGCGGGACCTCAGCGTCGGCCTCAAGTTCATCGCGGACACCGACAACAGCAGGCGCAAGTTTGCCCGGTGGGGCCAGGACCTGCTGGAGGGGGTCGTTCCCGGCCTCGATAGCACGAACACCAGCCTGACGCGCACCCGGGAGCGGGTGCAGGCGATGGATCAGGCGCTCGCGCAGCTCGTGTCCGGCGGGAAGACGGAGGCGGCGCAGGGCGTGTTCGACCGGCTGGCTGCCGAGGCCGCGAAGTCCAAGGTGAGCGTCGAGGAGCTGCGCAAGCAGTTCCCCGCCTACGCGGCTGCCCTGGAGACGACCGGGAAGGCTGCGGCCGAGGCGGTGTCCCCGACCAGCTCGCTGACCGGCGTGACGAGGGAGTACAAGACCTCGGCCGACGCGGCGGCGGCTGCGGCGACCGGGCAGCGGGATGCCCTTGTCGATCTGGCGGCAAAAATGCGGGCCGAGACGGATCCGGTCTTCGGGCTGCTGGATGCCCAGCAGGGGCTGGCGAAGGCCCAGCGGGAGGCTGCGGCTGCCGTCAAGGAGCACGGCCGCAACAGCGACGAGGCCAAGGAAGCGACGCGGAAGCTGGCGCTCGCTGCGATCACCCTCCAGGGCGCGGCCGGCGAGCTCAGCGGCACGTTTGACGGACGGATGACGCCGGCGCTGAGGTCAACGCTGCTGGCCGCCGGTCTGACCAAGCAGGAGATCAAGGACGTCGAGCGGCAGTTCCGGGACGCGAAGACCGCGGGCGAGGAGTACGACGGCGACTACAAGGCCAACGTCTCCGCGCCCGGGGCGGATAAGACCGACAGGCAGCTCAAGGAGGCCAAGCGTAAGGCTGACGCGTTCGACGGCGGCTACAAGGCGGCGATCTCCGTGGTCGGCTACCCGGTGGCGGCGGATCGGCTGGAGCGGCTGCTGACCTACCAGCAGGCCCTGAAGAAGGGCAAGATCCCGGCGAACTTTCAGGGGCCGGTGCAGGGCCGCGATTACCACTCCGGCGGCTGGACTGGGCCGGGCAGCAAGTACGAGCCGGCCGGTGTTGTGCACGCCGACGAGTTCGTGATCAAGAAGGAGTCGCGGCAGCGCATCGAGCAGCACCACCCGGGGCTACTCGACGAGATGAACGCCACCGGTCAGGTGGGTGGCTACGCGGCCGGCGGGCAGGTGAGGATGCCGTATCCGACGACGGTGGCGATGACCCGCATCCCGTCGCGGGCTGAGGTCGCCAGCGTGGTGCGGCCGGACTTCGGGCCGTGGCCGTCGTCCCCTTCGGCTCAGCGCGGCGACTCGGGTGTGTGGCGGAGCATCGCGGCGGCGATCCGGGGCACTGGGCCGATGTCCGGCTCGTTCGGCAACGGCTACCGGCCGGGTGACCCGCTGTGGCACGGGTCGGGCCGGGCCGTGGACTGGATGGGCTACAACCAGGACGCCCTGGCCACATGGCTGGCGTCGTGGCGTCCGCTGGAGCTGATCCACCGCACGGAGCACCGCGACTACGCCTACACCCGGGGCCAGAACCGGGGCAGCTTCAACGAGTCCCTGATGGAGGCGCACCGCAACCACGTCCACATCGCCATGCACAACGGCGGCCTGATCGAGGAGCCCGTCCTCGGGGTGGGGCTGACCAGCGGAAACAGCTACTCCTTCGCCGAGCGGGGCCCGGAGCGGGTCGTGCCCGGGATCGGCGCGACAGCGGGCGGCACCGTCGTGCAGGTCATCGAGCACCGGCACACCATCGTGCTGGAGGGTACCGGGGTGCTGCGCGGCTTCCAGAAGGAGATCCGCAACGGCGGCGGCAGCGTGCAGGGCCGTCTCGGCTCGAGGAAAGGGTGACCGTGGCCGTCTTCCCCCTGCTGCTCCGGGTGCAGATCGCACCCGGAGCCGACGTGGCAGCCGACCCCGACGAATGGGTGTGGCAGGACATCACCCAGTGGGTGCGGGCCGGCGGCATTCGCATCACCCGGGGCCGCACCGACGAGGGCGCCACCACCGGCCCGTCGTCGTGCGCCCTCGTCCTGAAGAGCCCGGACGGGCGGTGGCTGCCGCTGAACCCGCTCGCTCCGGAGTACCCGGGGTGGCGGCGCGGCTGCCCGCTGCGGGTGCAGGTGAGCCACGCTGGCACTTGGTGGACCCGATTCACCGGCATCGTCGGCGAGCTCGAACCGGGGCTCGCCTCCGACCGGGCGCACGACACCTACGAGGTCGACGTGCTCGCCTTCGGCGTGTTGCAGCGCCTCGGCCGAGGCTCAGCGGTCCGGTCGCCGCTGCTGCGACTGATGACCGGCACGCAGTGGCAGGCGTATGCGCCGCTGGAGGACGGGCCGGGCACCACCGGCCCCACCGTGTACGCGACCAAGCCGACCGCCGGCCGGGCCACCGGGGGCGTCACGTTCGGCGCCCGCGACGAGGGCCTACCCGGGTCGTCGTCGGTGGCGCGACTGGAGTCGACGTCGGCGCGGATCACGGTGCCTGCTGCCGGCGGGGTCTTCGTCGTCAGCGACACGGTCATCGCCACCGCGCAGGTCTACATGACGTCCCCGCAGCTGGACGCCGAGGCGGACCTGACGACCCTGACCCTGTCGGGGCCGGTGGTGGACCGGATCGTGGTGCGGGCCAGCAAGGCGCTGATCCGGGCGACCGCCTACCTGGAGGAGACGCAGGTCGGCACGACCAGCATGTCGTGGCCGCTCGGCGTGGACCCGACCGCCGGGTGGGTGGGCGTGCAGGTGTCCCTGACCCGACCCGGCCTCGTGCCGAACACGCAGATCTCGGTGCGCGTGCACCCCGTGGGGTCCCTGGTGTGGACGACCTCGTCGGCCGGCAGCATCACCGGCAGCAGCGTCGGCTACATCACGGGGATCACGCTGCTGGCCGCCGGGGTGCAGGGCACCAGCTTCAGCCACCTCGGCGTCGTGCTGAGTGGGGCGCTTCCGGAGGACACGGCGTGGGCGGCGTCCGGGTACGCCGGCGAAGACGCGGGCGCCCGGCTGGAGCGGGTCGCCGCGGACGAGTCGGTGCCGCTGCTGCCGGTGGGGGTGGCGGGCACGCTGATGGGGCCGCAGCCGCTGGCGAGCCTCCTGGACATCGCCCGGGACGTCGAGGCCACCGACGGGGGGATCCTGTACGAGTCCCTGGACGGCCGGATGGCGTATCTGCCCCGGGTGGCCCGCTACAACCGGCCCGCCGATCTGCCGCTCACGTATTCGCAGCTCGCGCCGGGGTTGGCCCCGACGGATGACGACCTGGACACCAGCAACGACTGGACGGTGTCCCGGCCGGGCGGCGGGTCGGAGCGGGTGGCCGACGAGGAGCACGTGGCCCAGTACGGCCGCTACGAGCAGTCCGCCACGGTCAACGTCGCCTCCGACGACGACACGCGGGCCCAGGCGGGCTGGCGGGTGCACCTGGGCACCGTGTCGGACCTGCGCTACCCGCAGATCGCGCTGAACTTCGGCCGGGAGGCAGCAGCGGCGGCGCTGCCGGCGTGGCTGGCCGCCGACCGGATCGGTGCCCGCACGACGGTGTCCAGGGTCGCGGCGGGCCTGGCGGTGGGGGGCATCGACCAGCACATCGAGGGCTACACGGAGGTCCTCGATCGGTACATGTGGGACGTGAGGCTGGTGTGTGCACCGGCCGGACCTTGGAGGGTGTGGGTGATCGGAGACCAGGTGCTGGGCCGGCTGGATACGGGCGGGTCGGGGCTGGCGGTGGCGGCCGGCGAGTCGGATGCGTCGCTGGTGGTGGTGACGGATCCGGGCCTACGCCGGTGGATCACCAGCGCGGAAAGGCCGGGAGACTTCCCGTTCCACGTGCAGATGGGCGGTGAGGTGGTGCAGGTGACGGACATCTCCGGGACGTCGGGCACGCAGACGTGGTCGGTCGTCCGGGCCGTCAACGGGGTCAGCAAGAGCCACCCGGCGGGGACGCGGGTCGGCTTGGCGTACGTGGAGGCGCAGCCGTGACCGTGGTGTGGATGATGGTCGGCGCGGTCACGAACACCTCGGCGGTGTTCTCGGCGCGGGTGACGGGCGGGCCGGTGCGGATCGGCGTGTCGACGTCGCCCAGCTTCACCTCCCCGGCGTGGTCGGCGAGCACCACGGTCGACAGCACCGGCGTGGCCAAGGTGAGCTTCACCGGGCTGTCGGCTGGGACCAGGTACTGGTGGCGGGTCGAGGACAACGGGGTCGTGGACGCCACGTACACGGGGCAGGTGCGGACCGACCCGGTGGCGGCCGGCCAGCCGGCGAGCTACGTGCTCGGCTGCATCGGCGACGCCGGGCTCACGCCGACGGTGCCGGGGGTGACCGGGGCGGCCCCGCAGCGGCTCAGCAACCACCCGATCTTCGACGTGGTCCGGGCCAAGGCGCTCGCGGAGAACTGGGCGCGGGTGTGCCACCTGGGCGACATCTGCTACTACGACTTGGGATCGGGCTCGCACGGGCTGTCCGCGACGGCCAGCGCGACGCAGTACCGGACGATGTGGGACGACATCCTGGCGCAGCCCTTGCAGCACGGGCTGTACCGGTCGGCGGGCCTGGTCTACGTGTGGGACGACCACGATTTCGGCCCGGACAACAGCAACGCCGCCAGCCCGGGCGCGGCCAACGCGCTGGCCGTGTACCGGGAGCGGATCCCGTCGTACCCGCTGCCGGGCGGCGCGGGCCAGCCGGTCTACCACAGCTTCCAGATCGGCCGGGTGCTGCACATCGTGTCCGACACCAGGTCGGCGCGGGTGCCCGGCTCGACGATGCTCGGTGCGGCCCAGATGTCCTGGCTGTCGACCCTGCTGTCCACGTCGACCGCCGAAGCGCTGGTGTGGCTGATGCCCACCCCGTGGCTCGGGGTCAGCTCCGACACCTGGGCGGGGTTCCCGACCGAGCGGAACAGCATCGTGTCGATGCTGACGGCCGGCGGGTGGACGGACCGCATGGTCATGATCAACGCCGATGCGCACACCCTCGCGATCGACTCCGGCAAGGGCGGCAACGCCGGCTCCGGCGGGTTCCCGGTCGTGCTCTGCGCCGGCCTCGACGCCACCCCGCACAGCTACTCCACCCAGTACGACTCGGGTGCGTGGCCGGGCCGCGAGCAGTACGCCACCGTGCAGGTCGACGACACCGGCTCGGACATCGCGATCACGACCACCGTCTACCGGCGTGAGCGGGCCATCTCCTGGGTCACCGTCACCACCGGCGGCACGACCCGGATCCCCGCCGGCAGCCCCTGCCACGTCCTCGCGCTCTGAGAGGGAGTCATGACCATCGACTTCTATGCGGGCATGGTGCCCACCGCCGACGAGCTGCTGGCCCTGGCCACCGGCTACATCGTGCAGGGCAGCTCCCAGGCCATCACGTCCTCGGTGACCCTCGCCGACTCGGCGATCGTCGTGCCCGTCTCCGGGCTGTCCGTGGTGGACCTGTCCGCCCGGTACACGTCCCTCGCCGGTGGTATCCGGTGGGCGTGGCGGGTCACGGGCACGGTGACGCTGTCCGCCCGGGACATCATGTCCGCCGGCCAGGCGGCCACGACCACGGCGGGCACCGCCAACATCGACTACCTGCGCTGGCGGCAGATCGCAACGATCGGCGAGGAGCAGACCTCCGCCCACTTCGACACGGCGTCGACCCAGCTCATCAGGGAGCGGCTCCTCGTCGACGGCATCGGCACGGTGATCTTCCAGTTCGCTCAGGCGTCGAGTAACGCTAGCGCGACCACCCTCAACGCGGCGAGCTACGCCACCGTCACCCAGGTGAGGCAGCTGTGACCCGGGCCCCGGCCAACCTGCTGGCCGTCCGGAGCCTGCTGCTGGACCACCTCGACATCGACGAGTCGCGCACCCGGGCCGAGGACCTGGAGCCGGCCGAGGTAGGCATCGTGGGCGACGCCTCACACCGGGGCGGCTACCACTGCGGGTCGGACCGGGTCGTGTCCGGCGACTACTCCGTCGTCGAGTCGCCCCGGGACAGCTCGGGGTTGACCCTCGACTCGTCCGCGCTGGACGTCGGCGGCTTCAGCGTGAAGTCCGGCGGCAGCACCCACGACCTGCGTTCGTTCTCGGTGTGGTGCGTACAGCAGTGCGCGGCCGGTGCGCCGGACACGCGGGACATCCGCGAGATCATCTACAGCCCCGACGGCAAGACGGTCAAGCGGTGGGACCGGCTGGGCAAGCGCAGCACCGGAGACAGTTCCCACCTCTGGCACACCCACTTCAGCTTCTTCCGCGACTCAACGAAGGCGGGCCGGGATCAGACCCCGCTGTTCCGCCGCTACCTCACCTCGATCGGCCTGATTCCGGCCGCGCAGCCCCTGGAGGACGACATGCCGACTCCCGCCGACGTCTGGTCCGCCGACGTCATCCCCGCGGCCCGCCCGCCGTACAACAACTCGGACTACGGCGACCCGGCCAAGCCGAAGGAGGGCAACAAGTCCTGGACGGCCGGGTACGCCCTGCAGGCCGCCGTAGAGGCGAGCAGGGCGGCCAGCGCGGAGGCGCGGGCGGCGCGGCTCGGTCAGGAGGCGATCCTGGCGGCCGTGCAGGGCCTCGACACGGCCGCGATCCTCGCCCGCATCGACCAGGTGGCGGCGGCCGAGCAGCAGCGCGACGAGCAGCTGGCCGAGCTGGTGCGCGCCGGCCTGGGCGGGGAGCTGGCCGCCGACGAGGTGGTCCGGCGCATCGGCGAGCTGCTCACCGCGGCCGGCCCGGCGCAGGGGTAGCCGGGTGGCGACGATCGTCGTCACCGGCCGGCACCGCCCCCACGAGGTGATGTTCCTGGCCCTGTCCGCGCTAGTCGGCGGCGTGTTCGTGGCCGGCGCGAAACCTCCCACGTCCGTGGAGCAGCTCGTCGCCCCGTGGGTGCTGTGGACCTGGTACGTGCTGCTCCTCAGCTCCGGCCTGATCGGCCTGGCCAGCATCGCCATGGCCGACACGTACCGGGCGCTGGTGCTGGAGTTGGCGGCGATGCAGGGGCAGACGGCGGCGCCGCTGCTGTACGGGGTGGCGCTGCTGGCGACCGGTTCGGCGGCGGTGGTCCTCGCGGCGGGGTTCTGCCTGGCGTGGGCGTCGGCGTCGGCGTGGCGGGGCTGGCAGGTGTGGCAGGGCATGCGGGTGCTGCGGCAGGTGGGAGACGCGGGGTGAGCGCGGACGTGTGGGCGTTACTGGCGGCAGCCGTCGGGGGCGGTGGGCTGGCCAGCGTGGTCGGCACCCTGATCACGGGGGCGATGGGCCGGCCGAAGACCCGGGCGGACGCGGTCGCGCTGCTCACCGACAGCGCACTCAAGCAGGTCAACGAGCTGCAAGAACGCACCGCGGAGGCGGAGCGGGAGGCGATGGCGGCCCGCGCCGAAGCCGCGGAGACGCGCCGTCAGATGCGGGAGCTGTCGGGGGAGATCGACGCGGCGGTGGCGACGCTGCGGTCGTGGCGGGCGGCGATCCTCGCCCCGCGCGCCGACCTGGACCAGCTGCGGGCGATGGTCCGCGACCCGGGCGGCACCGTCAACGGCCGCCGCCTGTAGGCCCCCGGTGCTGGTGCGGGTGCTGCGTCACCCCGTCGCATCCGGGCTGCCGGCAGCGCCACTGCCGGCCCATCTCCCAGCAGCCCTCGACGGGGCACGCACCCCACGCGGGGACCGTGGCGGCGTGCCCCGCCGGGCACGGCTCCGGGATCTCCGCCCACCCGGCGGCGACCCGCCTCAACCTCACCACCCAACGACCGTACCCAGGAGGTACAGCATGTGGACCAGCACGTTCTGGAAGCAGGCCCTGGAGCGGGCCATCAAGACGTTCGCGCAGGGCTCCCTGGCGCTGCTCGCCGGCGACGGCCTGGGCGTGCTCGACGTCGACTGGGGCGACGTGGCCTCCGTCGGCGCGCTGGCCGCCATCGCGTCCCTGCTCACCTCGCTAGTGTCCGCGCCGGCCGGTGAGCCGGACAGCCCGTCGCTGGTGACGATCCCGCCGGCCGCCGAGCCGGTGCCGCTGGACGGCCGCCGATAGGCTGACCAGCGCGGTGCCGGCTCCCCCGTTGCCGGCACCGTCCAGCAACGACAGCGCCCCCGCTCTGGCCTTCGGGCCGGGCGGGGGCGCATCGTCGCGTTCGGGCTACCGCTCGCCTAGGGCCTTGAGGAGGGTCATCCGGTCGATGCCGCAGGCCAGGGCGGCGGCCTTCTTCTGGCGGCCGGCGCGGACCATCATGACGGCGTGCTGCACGGCGGCCACGTAGGCGGCGCGGGCGGCCCGTCGGGCGGCGAGCAGGGCGCGGGCGGTGTCGTCGGCGGTGGCCTCGCCGAGCAGGTACTGCACGGTGGCCGACAGGGCGGCGTCGCGGTCGTCCTGGTCGTCGGGGTCGGGATACCGCTGGGTGATGTCGTCGGCGGCGGCGGCGAGCTGGTCGCGCTGCTCGTCGGTCAGTTCGGCCCAGGCCGGTCCGGCCCACGCCATCAGGTCGTCGGTGGCCATCAGAACTCCTCGTCGTCGAAGTCGTTGTCGTTGTCGCAGCAGCCGTGCTGGCAGGGCAGCGCCTCGCCGCCGACGGAGCGGGCGAAGCGGTCACCCTCGGGGGTGCGGTGGGATTCGGGGGCGTGGTAGATGGTGATTTCGGCGGCGGCCGGCCGGTAGAGGGCGGTGGCGTAGCCGTTGCCCTGGTGCTCGGTGGGGGTTTCGACCTGCATGATCTCGCCGGTGGTGGTGTCGACCCACAGCTCGGAGACGGTGTCGCCGTCGATGGTGAGCGCCCACCGGTGCATCGGCTCGTCGGTGTCGCTGTATCGGGCGATGTCCCGGGTGATCTGCCGCTCGCTCATGTAGATGAGTCTACACGCGATGTGTAGATGTGTCTACACGGCTTAGTGGTCGATCCCCGCACAACGACGGCGGCCCCGCTCCCCTCGTGGGGGCGGGGCCGCTTGGCGTCCGGCTCAGCTGATCGGGTCGCCGCCGAGGGCGTCGACAACGAGCTGGTACTGGCGGGTCAGGCCCGGCAGGGCGGGGCTGCCGGCGGGGAGGCTCTTGACCCGGCGGGCGATGCGCTCGGCCTTGGCGACGAGGGCCCGCTCGGTGGTGGTGGCGTTGGCCCGGATGGTGACCTTCATGGCTGGCTCCCTCGTTCGCTTGGCTGTTTCTACTTGATACTTTAATGCCTCCCCATGACTGTGTCAACCTGAAACAGTTGTCCAAGTGTTCCCAGCTCAAACGCGATGCGGCCCCACCTCCCTGCCGGGGGGTGGGGCCGCTTTCTTGCTTCCTGGGGCTAGGACTCCCGGGCCTTCCGGGGGCCGAGTCGACGATTGAGGGTCGGCTTGCTCACCTGGGCGATCCGGTCGCAGATCGCCAGGTCTGGCACGCCAGCGTCGCGGAGCGCCTGCGTCTCTCGCCACGCCGCGTCCTCGGCCGCGTCTCGGGCCACCCAGGCGTCCTGCGCCCGCTTGATGGCGGCGAGCTGCTCGTCGGTGGGGGTCCACGTCGGCCTGATCACGGTTCGCACGGTATCACTTCCCTGTTTCATGTTGACACCATCTCAGCTCAGTGATTACTGTGTCAACCAGAGACGATAACCGGGAGGTTGTCGACGAAGACGGCCCCCGGCCGGTGCTGCGAACACCGACCGAGGGCCTGAACCGGACGTAGGAGGTCCGATCTGATGAGCATCTTCCACCGTAAGGGCAAGCCCGCGCAGCCCGCCCCCGTCGACCCCGAGATCGGGAGGGTCGCCTACGGGCAGGCCAAGCCGGTCAACCACCCGGGGGCCACGTACGAGATGGCGTACCGGACGCAGGACGCGACGCTGGCCGGCATCGGCCGCCGCGTCGCCAAGACCAAGCGCTGACCGCCCCGCCCGGCGGCGCTCCGTTGTGCCGCCGGGCCCTCTCAGCCTGCCCACCCCTCGCCGTGAGGAGCACCCCTGTGCGTTCCCGTATCGACCGCTGGGTCTACCGCACCGTCGCCGTGTGCGCGCTGCTGGCTGGCCTGGCCGTCCACCACAACCACACGACGCAGCCCTGCCCCGACCTGGGGGCGGCCGGCATGTGCGTCTCGATCTCCCTGGAGTCCTGACATGAACCACCTGCTGCTGATCCTGATCGGCGGGCCCGCCGCCATCGGTGTCCCGGCCGCCCTGGCCGTCATCCTCGTGCACCGCCACGGCGACCCGGAGGCCGCCCGCGCCTACCTGGCCGAGCTGCGCGCCCGGCGGACGGCGGAGATCCGCGCCGCGTACGGCATCCGCGTGCACCGCGTCGGCCACGCCGAGCCGACGCCCGCCCCGGGCCAGCTCCCGGCCGCCCCGATCCGCGCGAAGGAGCTGACCCGATGACCGGCCGCGAGCCGAAGCGCACCCGCAAGTCCTGGTCGACCAGCCCGGACCTGTTCAAGTCGTCCGGTGGTTTCACCCGGTCCGCGAAGGCCGGCCGCACGTTCGGTGTCAGCGAGCACCGGCCGTTCGGCAGCGCGCCGACGCAGCCGAAGAAGGGCGGCAAGGCATGACCGCCCGCGAGCCCACCGCGCAGGAGCTGCGCGAGCAGCTCGACGCCGCGCGGGCCGTGCTCACCGTCGAACGCGACGACCTGCTCAAGCGCAAGCGCCTTGACGCCGAGCACCGTGACGCCCTCGCCGAGGTCGCCGAGTTGACCACCAGCCGCACCCGAGCCCGCCGCGAACGCGACCGCGACGAGGAAGAGGCGGCGGCGCTCGCCGAGCTGTACCGACGGGCCACCCGCTCCGGTGCCCGGGCGCGGATCCGCACCGACATCGACCGGTCGGCGGAGATGCGGGCCCTGCGCATCGCCCGCGTCCGGGCAGCCACCCTGTGGGTGGGCATGCCGGTGCTGGTCGCGTTCGGCGCTTGGTCGACGGCGGGTGTGCAGGCCGGCGTGGTGACGCTCCTCGGCCTCGACAGCGGGTCGGCCGGGTGGTGGGCGGCATGGGCGGTAGAGCCGGCGCTGATCACCGTGGTCGCCGCGATCATCGTGGGCCGGGCGGTGCTGCGCGCCTCCGGTGGGGACACGGACTGGCGGGCCACCGTCGCCGAGTGGACGGCGCTGTCGACGTCGATCGGCCTGAACCTGGCCGACGGCTGGACCGGGACGGGCGTGGCCGCCCTGGGGGGCGCGTTGGCGCACTCGGTGGGGCCGGCGGGGGCGGGGGGCACGGCGTGGCTGATCGGCCTGTTCGTGTCGTACGTGTCGGCGGCCCGGCCGTGGGAGGGCGCTCCGCGTCTGGCGGACCTGGACCTGACCCCGCCGCCGGCCGCGCCGGCCGCCGACCGGGTCGCGCGGCCGGAGGTCGATCGGCCTGACGACCTGGAGGCGCTCGTCGAGGTGGTCGCGCCAACCACCGCCGAGCTGGTCGAGCAGGCCGTCGAGCGCCACCTCGCCGGCCTGCCGGCGGCCGACCCGACGCCGACCATTCACCGGCCACGGTGGCAGCCGGCCGTCGCCCCACGACCGCGCCGGCTCGCGACACCGCGCGCCCCGGAGGTGACCGTGGTTGTCGCCGAGCCGGCGACACCGGCCGCGACACGACCGGTCCGCCGCTGGCACTCGCCGACCACCGTCCGGTCGCGACACCTCCGCGACACGGTGACGCGTCGGATGTCGCACGGCCGGGGCGACACCGGAAGCGACACGGCACACCGCCGGCTGTCGTCGCCGAAGCCGGCGGCCGGCGACAGCGACCACGACACGGTCACGCGTCGAGTGTCGCGTCCGAAGCCGCCCAGCGGGCGACAGAGCACGGCCGAGCGTGTCGCCGCCGCTGTCGCGAAGAACCCCGCCGTGAAGCCGGACGCGTTGGCGAAGAAGTTCGGCGTGTCGACCCGCACGATCCAGCGCGCCTGGCCGAAGCAGACGGCCGTCAACGGCCACGACCACAGCAAGGGGGCGTGACATGAGCCTGACCGACAACTACTACGACCAGCCCGTCCAGGTGGTCATCACTGACCGGGTTGGCGGGGAAATCGCCCGCGCCGCCATGCACAGGTACGACGCCAACAAGTACGCCGAGAGCATCTGCTCCGGGGTGCACGTGCTGTCCCTGCCCGCTTCGCTGTTCGGCGGCAAGTTCGACCGCTACATCCCGATGGACCGCATCGGCGAGATCCAGGTGGGGAGATGGTCGTGACCACCGCCGACGCCCGCCGCCAGGCCGCCCGGGAGCTGACCGGCGCGGAGCGGGACCTGGAGCGCATCAGCAGCCGCCTCGACGCCGACCCGGTCGCGCTCGCGGACGCCCAGCGCCGCCTGGACGACGCCGAGCAGGCCGCCCGGACCGTGCTGCCCTGGTGGCGGCGGTGAGCCTCATCCGCCGCGCGGTCGCCGCGATCACCGCCTGCTCCACGTGCAAGGGCACCGGCGAGGTCCCGCACTACCACCAGAGCGCCGACGTCATCGACCGGGCCGGCCGGAAGGTCGCCGGCACCGAGTGCACCCGCTACCAGCGCTGCCCCGCCTGCGGCGGCCTGAGCCAGACCCGCTGACCGGCATCACCGAAGGAGATCCCCGTGAAGTGCTCCCGCTGCGGCAAGCCCGCCACTGTCCGTGTCACCGAGACCCGCACCAACGGCGGCAGCCGCACCTACCTGACCTGCGACCCGTGCGAGCCGGTCAACACCAGTTCCACCGTCGCCGTGATCAGTTCCACCCCGCTCTGACTGCCCCCGTGGCCGCCGGGCCCATCACCCCGGCGGCGCGCGGGGGCGGCCAGAACCCCCTGACCGCTTCGACCGAGAGGACAACCGCCATGAACTGCAAGTCCTGCCGCAAGCCCTGTAGCTCCGTCTCCATCGACGAAACCGGCACCCTCGGCAAGTGCGGCCACTGCGGTGACTGGACGTTCGACGCCAGCCGTACTAGCTCGACCGGCGTCAACGTCTCCGGCATCTCCGTCAACGGCACGTGCGCGATCGGCAACGGCGCGGTCGCCATCGGCAGCACCGGCGGCGACTGGAAGAAGGACACGAAGAAGGGTCGCCGCTGATGGCCGGCCGGTGCGGTCGCTGCGGCTGCCTGCACGGCAACTCCGGTGGCATCCCGGGACGGGGCTGTCTGTCCTGCGGGTGCGCCTGCTCGCCGGTCAACGGCGGGAAGACCTGCCGCTGCTGCTCGGCCACCGACAAGTAACCGACCACGCGGGGCCCGGCCGGGTGTGGCCGGGCCCCGCACCTCTGGCAGAGGAGACACCAGCATGACCGACCAGGCCCACCGCGGCGACCTCGACCAGGGCGAGCCGCACGACACCCACTACGAGATTGCCCTCGACGACGAGCCCGACCCGCCGCGCGAGCCCGTCTACGTCGACGTCGTCACCCGGGACGACACCCGCCACCCGGTCATCCCCGCCCAGTGGCGCGGCCCCGACAACATTAGGGCCACCGTCAAGCGCAAGGCCGAGGTGACCGGCCACATCGCCGCCTACCACGCCGTCCGGACGCCGAAGTACGCGGCGCTGGCGCTGCTGTGGTCCGTCGTCGGCGTCGCCCGCCTCGCCGGCCGGCAGGTGCGCTGGTGGTGGGTCGCCGAGCAGGAACACCTGCGGCAGGAGGCGGCCAACCGCGGCGACCCCGACACCTGGTCGCGGCTCACCCGGGAGGCCCGCGCCATCCGCCTCTACCGCGGCATGGTCCTGGCCGGTGAGGGTGTACTGCTGCTCATCGCCCTGGGCCTGCTCGCCGCCGCGCCGGGCTGGGTGGTGCTGGCCGCCGGCGGCGCCCTGGTGCCCGTCCTCGCCCACTACGGCCGACCGAAGACCATGCCCATCGTGCAGCCCGCCGTCGTTGCCCACCGGTACCGCAAGCTCAGCTCCGACATCGTGCTGCGCGCCTACTACGCCGCCGGCCTCGGCCACCCCGACAAGCGCGACCAGCAGATCCAGTTCGGCGGCCCCATGTCCCGCGACCAGCGCGAAACCGGTTCGCAGGTGCTGGTGGACCTGCCCTACGGCAAGAGCTGGTCCGACGTCGTCAACGCCAAGGAGAAGCTCGCCTCCGGCCTGGACGTGCACGAGAACCAGGTGTTCCTCACCCGCGACAAGTCCTCGAACCGGCGGCATCTGCTGTTCGTCGCCGACCGGGACCCCCTGGCCGTCCCGGTGGGCCGCACGCCGCTGCTGGACTGCAAGCCGCGCAGCATCTGGCGGCCGGTGAAGTTCGGCAAGGACGAACGGGACCGGCTCGTTGAGCTGTCGCTGATGTGGACGTCGGTGCTGGTCGGCGCGCAGCCGCGCAAGGGCAAGACGTTCTCCGCCCGCCTGCTCGCTCTGCACGCCGCCCTGGACCCGTGGGTGAAGCTGATCGTCGTCGACGGCAAGAACAGCCCCGACTGGGACAAGTTCCGCCTGGTTGCGCACAGGATCATCTTCGGCACCCACCCGAACCCGCGCGACAACGACCCGGTCGGGCATCTGATCGCCGCGCTGCGGGAGGTCCTCAAGCACATCGACCGGGTCAACCAGGTGCTGTCGCAGCTGCCCGCCGACGTGTGCCCGGAGGGGAAGCTCACCGAGGAGCTGGCCCGCGACCCGCGGTACCCGGACCTGCGGGTGTGGCTGCTGGTCATGGAGGAGTTCCAGGTCTACTTCGAGACCGAGGACCAGGACACGAACAAGGAGATCGCGGCGATGCTGTCGCGGATCCTCGCGACCGGCCCGTCCGCCGGGGTGATCCTGCTGTCCTCGTCGCAGAAGCCGTCCGGGGTGGGCGCCGGAGACGTCGGCCGGCTGTTCAACCGGTACCGGGACAACCATGCGGCCCGGTTCGCGCTGAAGTGCGGCAACCGGATCGTGTCCGAGGCTGTCCTCGGCGGTGACGCGTACGCGGAGGGCTTCGACGCGTCCAGCCTGCCCGTGGGCGACGAGTACCGGGGCGTCGGATACCTGTACGGCGTCACCGATGAAACGCCGACGGTGCGGACGTTCCTCGCCACCCACGTCGACGCCGAGCGGATTCTGCGTGCCGCCCGCGCCCACCGGGAGCACTTCGGCACGTTGTCCGGTGAGGCCGCCGGGGAGGAGGCGGCGCGGGAGGCCCGCGACGTGCTCAACGACGTGCGGAACGTCTTCTACGCGGGGAAGGCGACGATCTCGTGGCCGGCGCTGGCAGCCCGGCTGCGGGAGGTCTACCCGGAGGCGTACGCCGACATCACCCCCCAGGCGATCAGCGCCATGGTCCGCAAGGCAGGCGTCGCCGGGAAGACCGTTCACGACCCGGAGCACTTCGAGTCCGGCAAGGGCCAGGGGTGCGACAAGGCCGCGGTCGAGGCCGCGATCGAGCGCCGGGCGATCGAATCCCGGTAGCGCGCCCCGCGCTACCGGTAGCACGGCTGCTACTCGCCGCCGCTACCCGCTGCGGTTCTGCGACCTGCGGAAACCTCGGCGGGTAGCGCGTAGCACGTCCCCGCCCAGCACACCCGAAACCCGCCCTGGAGGCCCTGTGAGACACCTGCTCGCCGCTACCGCTACCCCAGACCACCCCATGCCGTGGGGCTGGATCCTGGGCGCTCTGACGATCGCCGCCGTCGGGTACGCCGCGTCGTGCTGGTGGTGGCCGTTCGCCTGCTGCCGCCGCTGCGACGGCAAGGGACGGTTCGCCCGCGCCGACTCGAAGGTGTGGCGGGTGTGCCGCCGCTGCAAGGGCTCTGGCTCCCGGCTACGTACCGGGCGCCGGGTGTGGAACCGCTTCGCCCGCGTGCGCCAGGCCGGCCAGTAGCCCCTGACGCAGCACCGCCCCCGACCAGCGTGGTCGGGGGCGGTCGCGTATCCGGGCCCGGTCAGCCCCGGGTCCGCCCGGCGGCGACCGGGCGCCGCGGCGCCGGCGCGACGGCGGGCGGCGCGGGCCGCTGCACGTGCAGGCCGGCTCGGAGCACGTACACCTCCCGGCGGGCGACGGCATCCCCGCGCCCGTCGAGCTGGTAGCCCGTGACCCAGCACCAGCCGTGGTAGGTGGGCTGGTCGGACACCGACACCAGCCGCAGCATGAGCGACCGGTCGCCACCGAACTGGGGCGAGGCGCACCCGTCGACGAGCAGGATGGCACCGGGGCGCAGGGCGGCCGGATCGGCCGGCGGCAGGTGGTGGGTCACCGCAGCATCCCGATCAGCGCGGCGGCCAGCAGCAGGGCGGCGCAGACCCAGCCGACCGCGTACTGCCGGCGGGTGAGGGCCGGCGCCGCCGGTCGGGGCGGGTGGGGGACGACGTGGCCGTCGGGCAGCGGCGGCCGGCCGTGCGCGACCGGATGCGCGCCGGGGCAGGGGCTGTCGCGGTCGGCCATCTCGGTGCCTCCGGAGGTGGGCGTCTGTCCAGGTCGGACCACATATGAGCATATGGTCAGACGCCCTCATGACCCTAGGTTCCGCGCCGTACGTAGCGTCCGGGCGTGATCAGGCCAGGCACCGGACGTGCCCTGTACCACCAGCTCGCCGACCTACTGCGAGCCGAGATCACATCCGGCCAGATCAAGGCCGGCGCCCTCCTGCCGTACGAGGGCCGCCTCGCCCAGGAGCACGACGTCAGCCTGCCGACGGTCCGCCGGGCCATCCAGGTGCTGCGCACGGAGGGCTTGGTTGTCACCGAGCGCGGCTACGGTACGCGCGTGGTGGAGCAGCAGCAGCGGCAGCGGATCCGGGTGCCCCGGGCGGCGCGGATCATCGTCCGGATGCCGACGGACGCGGAGCGGGCCTTGCTGGGTGTGGAGCCGGGCGCGGTGGTGCCGGTGGTGGAGATCCGGGTTGGCGCGAAGCTGCGGGGACCGTACCGGGCTGACCTGGTGGAACTGTCGACCGCGTGACTGGATCGCCCCGAATGCCCGACTCCCCAGATCGTGTAACAGGATCGTTTCGGAGTGCTCACGGTCGATAGCAGGGCGTAGTCACGAATCGGGATGCATCGGACTCACCTAGGTCGATCGGTTAGCAGCCCTACCGGATCATGCAAATTGCACATGACAAATGTCCCGGGGCAAGCAACGGATCGCGGTTGCTCCGTCGCAGCTTCGTACTAGTGTCTGAGTCTTCTGAGTCTGATTCACGGGACGGCCACCCAGGGGGAGGTGCTGGCTATGCCCATGATCGCCGACAGCCGGCGCGCCCCACGGAGCCCGTCGCACACCACCACGCCCGCCACCCCCGTCGCGGGCAGGAGACCGGGGCCGCACTCCCCGAATCCGATCACCCTCCTCGTCACCACCTGATCGGAGATGCCCATGCACCGCCTCGGCGCCAACGTCGCCGCCACCGCCGCGCCAGTCCTCCTCGCCGCCATCGTCGGCCACTGCCTAACCTCCCCCAAGCTTCCGCTCGAAGTCCTCGCCGCGATCCTCGTCGACCTGGTCCTCTGGGGTGCCGTCGCCTGCCACTACCTCGCCTCCCGGCTCAGCAACACGGCGGGCCCGGCACGCCTGCGCAGCGAGGTCGCCCAGCTGATAGCGGAGGAGCTGGGCACGCGCGAGTCGGTGCTGTCGCAGGGGTACGCGGAGGGCTACGTCGACGGGATCGCCCGTCGGCAGGAGGGGACCGCGCGGAACTGATTCCCCTACCTCTCCCCTACAACGCGTCAGGCCCCCTCGCTTGAGGGGGCCTGACCTGCTGTGGAGGAGATCCACTTACCGGGTGACTGATGGGAATTGAACCCACGACAACCGGGACCACAACCCGGTGCTCTGCCAACTGAGCTACAGCCACCACGCGCTCCGCTCCGGCAGGACCGGGCGGCGTGCGGGACTAATAATAGCCTCACCCCCGCCACCCACGTCCACCGGGTTCCCCGCTCCCCGTCCCGGCCCCCGGCCGTGGCGACGGGAGATCTGGATGCGAAGCGCCCCTGAAGGGGTCGCTCCGCACCAAGATCCGCGAGCGTGTCCGCCTGCTGCTACGGAGCGGCGATGGTCGGGTCCGCGCCAGGGTCGCCCTCCCGCTGCAACTGTTCCTCGAACATGACGAACGTCCGCCGCCTGATGCCCTGGGCCAAGGCCCGCTCCTCCGCCGTCAGAGCACGCCGCTCAGCGGCAGCGACATCCTCGATGGCCCGCACCGTTTTGTAGAGAGCAAAGACCGCACCTTCGCCCTGGAGATAGTATCCGCGATCGTGTTCCGTCCACTGGACGAACGCCTCAGGCGTCAGTGAGCTGATCTCACCTCCCACGGCAAACAGAATCTCTCCCACGAGATCGCCAGCCGGCTCCCACCCTCCGGTCTCGACCGACAGTCGCCACGCTTTGATGCCGCCGTCGCCCGAGTCGACCATCTTCACCGGGGATTTGTAGTAACTGAAGTAGGCGGGCAATATGAGGCCAGGAAGCTGCGTCACGTCGGAATCATCCGTTCAAGGTCGACTGGAGAGCACGCCAGAAGGACTCCTGCCCCCGAAGCAGATCGCCATTCCAAATCGCCTGCTCCATAACGGACATGCTACGGCCCTGCTCCACAGCGAGCGCCTTCAGGTCCCGCCGCACCTTGTAGAGCGTATGCTCCCACGAGGCCACCTCGTCAAGCGCAGCCAGCTGGAGCCGAAACTCGGCCACGTGCCCGGATGACGTCCGAAGCATCAACTGCAGGTCGCGATAGCCGCTGGCCTGCGGATTGACAAAGCGATCGTCGAATTCAACGACATCAAACGCCGAGTTCCCCCCTATCGCATCCAAAGCCGTATATACATCGGACACGTTTCGGAAAGACACCTTCGCTGCCGCCAAGTCAGTAAGCAAGGCCACATTTCCTCGATATTTGATCACCTTGTCCTCGGCCCGGCGCCTGTCCTTGGGCTGACTGCGGGGCTCGGCACGTGCACCCGACCGTGCCGACCTGGCCAACTTCTCCGCTAGATCCGAGACCTCCTCCTGCGCGCCTACGGACTGCACATAAAGCTCGTCAAGGAAGGCGCTCCGATACCCCCGATCGTTCTTGCGTGCGATATCGAAGCCAGGCTGAACAGCCCGTTCTCCCGCATGAGCGAAGGAGGAACTGAGGCGAAGCTGACCGGCGTCGAGTGGGGGCGCTTACACTGGGGGAGGTGCTTCCTCGGCCACTGCCAGGGGGCCCCGACGCGCGATGTCGTCCAGCACTGATCCCAGCACGTCGATGGCCTGTTGATGGCCGGCCAAGTCATAGAAGGTCATTGGACGGGCCGTCAGCGAGTTCGCAAGTGCCGGCGTCGCCAGGATCATGCCGGCCAGGTCCGGCCGCTGTGTCAGCCGCTTGAGTAGCGCCTCGGCGAGCAGCGGCTCATCTCTCGGCGGCGAGTCCCACGCCTCGCGGAGCATGGTCCGGATACGAACGTCGGCGAGCAGCCGTGCCACAACGTGCGCTGCCCGCTCATCGAGATACGGCACGAGTCGTTGCAGTATCGAGGCGTCCGACTCGGCCGCGAACTCGGCCGGCGTTACTCCGGCCGCAAGGACTTGATCGAGGCTTCGCCCTTCGGACAGGACCGCCCGAGCCGGAGGTCCGGTCTCCTGTAAAGGGGCACGGGCTCGATCACGGGCATGCCGCACGGCATGCGCATCGGCCTGCTCTCCACCATCCAGAGCCGCCGGACCCACGGCAGTGGGCAGCCAAGCTTCGCTTGGGTCGACCGGGGCAGGGCCGGCCGAGCCGGGGCCTTCCAGCAGGTGCATCCGGTTGACGTACAGCTCGTCGTCCGTGGGGTCGTCGGGGCCGGGCTGCCACTCCCGCGACCGGTCCTCCGGCTGCGACCGTTGCCACTGCTCCGTCACCTCGGCCCGCTGGCTGAACTGCCCCGGCCCGGCCCCGGCGAACGGCATCGGTCGCCCGTCCGCCCCGAGGACCAGAGCGTCGATGCCGGTCACGTTGTGCGGGGCCGGCAGCCCGCTGTGCAGGTAGATCGGCATGTCGGACACGATTCCGCTCTGCGGATCCAGGTAGAGCACGCCGCCGCCCTGGTTCAGCGCCACCCAGGCGTGCGACCCGCCACCCTCGTAGGTGGTGATCAGGAACGCGTAGCTGCCGTGCCCTCCGGCGCGTAGCTGCCTCTCGATGCTGCCGAACCCCCGGTTGACCACACTCCACCTGTCGTCCTCGGGGGTGCCGTCGTCGGGGTCGACGAGCTGCTGGAAGCGCCCGCCGGTGGCGTCCTCGACCCGCCCCGGGCCGCCGAGCTCGCCGCCGAGCGGCCGGCTGATGTCTCCGGCGGCGTACGCGTCGAAGGTGCGGGGCGCGGAGACCCGGGGGCGGCCGTGCATCCACGTCTCGTAGAGGGACAGGGTGCAGTCCAGGCAGTTGATGCCCCGGGTCGGGTCGGCGGCGGGCCCGCCGTCGTTGGCGAGCCGGAACCAGCCGCCCCGGCGGGGATCGGCGGTGCGCAGGACCTGCCCGCCGGCGTCGCGGGGCATCGCGCGTTCGAGGTCCGACTGGTGCAGGGCCAACGGGGGCCGGAGCCCGCCCCACTGCCCGTACCGGCGGGACCGGTCGATCGGCGGCGGATGGTCGTCTCCGGTGAGCGCCGAGGGGCCGCCGGTGTCCACCTCGCCGACGACGAGCGACGGATCGTCCGTGTTGATCGAGTAGAAGTCGAGGGGGTCGCTGACCTCGACGAACTGCGGCGTGACCGTGCCGGCTAGCACCGCCTCGGCCAGTTCCCGCGACTCGTGGGCGGCCCGCTCGTCCGCCACCGCCATCCGGTGCCACGACGTCGCGAGGTAGTCCTGCCCGCGGTGCTTCAGGCTGAGCGCGTAGGCGGCGTACTCGCTGGCGCGCCGCTGGAAGAACTCGTACCGGGAACGTAGCTCCTGAGAGTCGTCGTATCGCCGGTTGTCCTCGTGCAGGGCGCGCTGCTGGTGGAAGCGGGCCTGGTAGCGACGCCGGTCGTACGCCTCGCGTTCGGCCCTCCGGCTGGCCTGCCACTCGGGCGACCTGCGCGGCGGCGGAACGGAATGGTCCGCGGACGGCGACCGCGGATCCAACGAGTGCAGCAGCGGAAAGCGGGGTGGCGGGGGCGGGAACGGGCCGTCGTGGCCGGGGGCGGGCGGCCTGGCCACGCCCACCGCGCCCGCGCCGGCTGCCGGCGGGGCCGCCGAGGCCGGGGGCGGCGCGACGGTGCCGCTCGCCGGGGCCGGCAGGTGGGGCGCCGGACCCCCGGGCACGCCGCCGTCGGTGACGGTGGCGGCGACGGAAGCGACGGGGGCGGTGGCAGCGGCGACGCCGGAGGCGGTGGCAGCGGAGGCGGTGGCGACGGACGGGGGCGGCGGCCCGGCTCCCCGCGTGTCGAGCTGCCCGGGCTCGACCGGGGCGACGGAGGACAGCGTCGGGGCGGCCGTCGCGCGGGGGGCCACCGGCCCGTCGGTCGCGCCGGGGGCGCCCGGGGACTGCGCCGCCGGCTCCGTCGGCGCCCCCGCCAACGCGGTCGACCCGTGGCCGGGATGGGCACCGCCGGCCGGGCCGGCGGAGTGGGCGTCGCCGGACGGTGACTCGGGTGTCGCGGGCGGGGACGACTGCTGGTGCGTCCGCAGCGCGTCGCCGGCCGCCTCGGCCGGGCCGAGATCCGGCCCGGCCGCCCCGAGCGCCGGGGCGACGGGGCCGGTGCCCGCCCCGTCGCGCGGCAGCGGGACGGTGGGACGTTCCGGGCCTGCGCCGGGGGTGCCGTCGGTCGGGGTCGGGACGGGCGTCGCATCGGTCGGGGCCGGTGCGGGTCCGCCGAGGTCGGTCGGGGCGAAGGACGCCCCCGCGAGAGCGGCCATCCGGCCGTCGAGGCGGTGGTGCAGCGCCGTGTCGGTCTGGGCGGTGGTCGACCCGGTGGCGCCGGACGCGGCAGCCCGGGCCGCGTCCTCCAGCGACACCAGGCCCTGCCCGGTGGCGACGTTGGCCGCCTGGTCGGCGATCACCTCGCCGGTCATCTCCCGGCCGAAGTGCTCGCCGACCCGGGCCGCCCGCCCGGTCGCGTGGCGGCCGAGGCCAGCCAGCGGCGCGGCCGCCCCGCCCGCCAGGCCGCCGAGCGCGGACATCCCCGCGTCGGTCACGTCCAGGCCGTGCCGGCGGCCGGTCGAGTTCTGGTACGCCTGCGTGGCGAGCGTGATCCCCGACTCCTCGGCCGCCTCCTCCAGCCCGCCGCGCGCCGCCTTGCGGGCGAGGCCGCGCATGCCGCCCTCGGCCACCCGCTTGGCGGCGCGCTCGCCGGCCTCCTTCAGGCCCTGCTTGAGGGTCTTGCGGGCGAGCTGGGCCAGCAGCTTCTTGAAGATCTGCTGCACGACGAAGCGGCTGGCGGCGATCGCGGCACCGGCGGCGGGCGAGGCGGCACCGGCGGTGAGCACCGCCGCCACCGCGAGGGAGAGCAGCTCGACGACGAGGATGCCCAGCTCGATCCAGACTTCGAGCTTGGCGCCCTCGATGTCGCAGCCGCACCCCTCGACCAGCCGGCCGAGGTCACCGCTGACCGCCAGGAGCACCGGCAGCGGCGCCTCGTCGCCCTCGGCCACCCGCCGCCAGGCCGCGTCGAACGCCTCCGCGACCGCCCCGACCCCGCCGTATCCGCTGCGGACCTCCCCGGCGGCGGCGACCGCGTCGGCGCGCGGGCCGGCCAGGGCGTCGGCCACGGCGTACCACTGGTCGGCGAGGTCCCAGACCGCCTTCTCGTCGCCCTCCGGCCACTCCACCCCGATCACCCAGTCGAGCGCCTCGTAGACCCAGCCGGGCAGCTCCCAGGGCGAGTAGTCCAGCGGGTGCGGGATCGGGCTCGGCAGCAGGGTCAC